CAGAAATGATTAGCTACTTAGCACAACGATACATTACTTCAAAGATATTTACCGATACAAGCGAATTTGATATTGATGCAACTTACTACGGTAAGAATTTAGTAGAATATACAGCAGCGGAGTACGCTGTTAATGTTGCTTATGTAGTGGATGATAGAGTATCCTATAAGGGTAAACTTTACAAGAACATTTTAGGCTGTACTGGCGTTGTCCCTACATTTGCAACTAATTGGACTTACATTTGTGAAGATAAAAGTCTTTACTATGCTAAGACAAACGAAGCAGAATATAGTCATTCAACAACATACGCAATAGGAGATGAAGTTTGGTATAACGATGTAGTTTATACTTGTATAGCTGAATCTTTAGCACATTTGCCAACCGATACTGGATACTGGACAGCAGGAGCGACTTATTCATTTGATGGTTTTTATCCTGAGAATACAACATATTGGACTAAAGGCGATAACAGAAATCAACTTATCGTTACTTACCTAATTGATATTACACTTTACCACTTACATAGCAGAATTAACCCACGTAACATACCTGAGTTAAGATATGTACGTTATGATGGTGGTAATGCTTTGCAAACTGGTGGTGCAATAGGATGGTTAAAGAAGGTAGCAAGCGGAGATGTAACAGCAGAATTGCCAGTTATTATACCTGAGCAGGGAGTAAGTATTCGTTATGGTAGCGTAACTAAAAACACAAACACGTACTAATGAAGATATTTGGTAGAACATTTTTTGAGAAAGTGCAGAACGTAAGTAATAACTTGCCTCAGAAATCTAATATTCAGCGTACTGTTAAGTTTGAGCAAACATTACACCGTACACGTCAAGATATAGGAACTTGGAGAGCAGCGATGTTACAAGCGGAAAGTTTACACTATCCTAATAGACAAGAGTTATACCGACTATATAAAGATGTTATGTTAGATGCTCATTTAACTGGTTTAATAGCTACACGTAAATACCAAATATTACAAAGTGAGTATAAAGTAGTTGATAAGGCTGGTAATGAAGTAGAAGATAAAACAGAATTACTTAAACATAAATGGTTTTATGATTTTATTGATTTAAGTTTAGATAGTATTTATTATGGATTTAGCTTAATTCAGTTTGGAGCATTAGAAAACGATGTTTTTAGAACTATTGATTTAGTACCACGTCAATATGTTAAACAAGAATTTGATATAGTAGTAGAAACGCCAGCAGCAATAACTGGTGAAAACTTTTTAGATGCAAAATATAAAGGATGGGTTATTGGCGTAGGACAAAAGAGAGATTTAGGTTTGTTAGCAAAGGCAGCACCATACGTTCTATGGAAAAAGGGAGCGATGCAAGCATGGGCAGAATATACAGAGATTTTTGGTACTCCAATACGTATTGGTAAAACAAATGTAAGAGATGAAGTTACACGTAGCAACATGGAAAACTTCCTTAAAAACATGGGTGTTTCTGCTTATGGCGTTTTTGATACTGATGATTTAATTGAATTAGTAGAAAGCAATAGAACGGATGCTTTTGATGTATTCGACAAAATGATTGACCGTTGCAATAGTGAGTTATCTAAATTGATTTTGGGGCAAACTGGAACAACAGATGAAAAGAGCTACTCAGGAAGCGCAAATGTACACGAAAGAGTATTAAAGATGTATGGCGAGGCTGATGAAATGTTATTGGATAGTATTTTTACTTATCAGTTAGTGCCATTGTTAAATTTTCATGGTTTAGGATTCGAGGGGTTAAGAATTGAGAGTGAAGAAGAAGATAAATTCAGCTACGAAGAAAAAGCTAAAATAGATTTAGAGTTATTGAAGTATTACGATATAGACCCTATTTACATTGAAAAAGAATACGGTACACCAGTAACTAAAAAGGCTGTTGATACAACTGGAAGTATTCAAAGTGTTAAAAATAAGTTGGACGAATATTATAGCTAATGTGTAGTATCTGCGGAGTAACAAATAGCAGTGAAAACTTATTAGATATTTTTAGTGAAGAAGAAAGGAATAAGTTTTTAAAAGATGTTTACGATGGTATAGTAACAAGTACCAGTTTAGACATTAATTATTATTATAAAGTAGCACGTAAATTAACTGATGGTGTTTATAGTGGATTTGGTCAAGAACTTATTAGAACGCAGTGGGGAACGCCTGACTATGATATGCTATTTAACCTACGTGAGAGTACGTATATATTTTCAGCTGCGAAGAATTACCAACAAACGAAAGAAATAAGTTCTTTGATTAGTAGTGGAAATGGTTTTAAGCCATTTAGCGAGTTTCAAAAAGATGCAAGCAAGGTATTTGATACTTACAATAAAAACTATCTAACTGCTGAGTATAATAGTGCAATAGCACAAGCAAGGTCATCAAGTTTATGGATGGAAGTTGAAAGAGAAAAAAGCATTTATCCGCAATTGCAATATGAAACGGTAGGAGATGGTAGGGTAAGACCTGAACACGCTGCATTGGATAATATTATACGTCCAGTAGATGACAAGTTTTGGAGCATTTACTACCCTCCGAATGGATGGAATTGTAGATGTGTAGTGTTACAAACTTTTGATGCTGTAAATACAGATATGAGAAGTTTTAAGAAACCAAGCGAAAAAGAAGTGCCAAAGATATTTCAATTTAATGCTGGTAAAACAAAACAAATATTCAGTCCAGCACACCCTTATTTTGAGGTTGCTAAAGCTGAAAGAGAATTTGCAAAAACGAATTTTGGATTACCTTTACCGAAGTAATGGCAAACGAGGCACGAAAAATACAAATGGCGCAAGTAAAATTGCAAAAGACTTTAACTGCATTTATTACGGTTATGGGTACCGATGCAAAGAATCATTTTGTTAAGTCATTTAGAAATCAAGGCTTTGAAGATGATAGCATACAAAGGTGGCAACCGAGAAAGAATGAGATAAGTGGAGGGATTACACGAGTAAGGCGTAAAAGTTTAGGTAGTAGAGCGATATTAGTAAAGACTGGCGATTTAAGACGCAGTGTAAGAGTAATTAGTAAAAGTTATAGAAGTATAGTAGTAGGTAGTGATTTACCTTATGCTCAAATTCATAACGATGGGCTTTATGGGAATGCTTATGGTAAACATAGGTTTAAAATGCCTAAACGTCAATTTATAGGACACTCAAACAAGTTAATAAGACAATTGAGAGCGAAATTAGATAGTAGAATAGTAAACGTATTTAAGTAGTGGAAAAGGAATTATACATAGCATTAAAGCAAGAGATTGAAAGAGATTTGCCCGAAATAAAAACGGTAAAACTTTATAACAATCAGTTTGAAAATGAGAGTACAGAGAATGCTTTTTTGTACCCTTGTTGCTTGTTACAATTCCAGGCAAACGGATTTAAAGAACTTTCACAAGGTGTTCAGCAGTTCGATATGACTGTAACAACACACTTAGGATTTGAAAGCTATAAAGATGAAGATGTTGATATTTTACGATTGAAACAAGATTTATATAAAGTAGTAAACAGATTTAGAAACGAATATTTCAGTAGATTATTAAGAGTAGATGAGCGACCTAATTATAATCATTCAAACGTACAAGTATATGAAACAGATTATAAAACAACGGGTAAAGACTTTACAGACGATATTAGACCGAATAAAGATGTAACAGCAACACCAGTAGTTACAACAACAATAACAACATTAGCTAACTTATAATGGCAAGAACGATAAATGAAATAATAGCAGAGATGGACGCAGAACAAGCGTTGCAATCTTCGTTAAGTGGTTTAAATAGTCCGAGCCAAACTGCTATCTATACGCTATGGAAGTATATTATTGCATCTTCTATTTGGGCGCATGAGAAACTATGGGATTTATTTAAAGTAGAATTAGAAACAATAGCTAACAATGCTGTTGCTGGGACCGATGGATGGGTGCAATCAAAGGCTTTAGAGTTTCAATATTCAGCAACAGACCCTCAAGTTATTACGTTGGTTAATTTTGTGCCAGCTTACAATATTGTAGATACTGACTTACAGATTATAACACGTTGTAGCGTTAAGACTTTACCGAATAAGGTAGTAAGTGTTAAGGTTGCGAAATCTGACCCTCCAAGTGCTTTGAGTTCAACAGAGTTAAGTGCATTTAAAGGTTATTTAGATGATATTAGCTTTGCAGGAGTTCAGTACAATGCTATTTCATTAGCTGCTGATAAGTTATATTTAGATGCTGAAATTTTCTATAATGGGCAGTATTCAAGTGTAATAAGTGATAATGTTATAGCAGCTATTAATGATTATTTAGCTAATATCCCCTTCGATGGTAATGTAAGAGTATCTTCATTATATGATGCAATACAAAACGTAGATGGGGTTACTGACGTTATTATTAACGATATGGCTATTAGAGCAGATGCAACAGTATTTGCCAATAAAACATATTTAGTACAAACTAACGCAACGATATACAATAAATACCCAACATTTGCAGGATATATTGTAGAAGAAACAACAGCAAGTAATACATTTGTTGATAAACTAACATTTACACCTGAGAGTTAATGTACGATATTTATGTTATAGATTTTAGTTTATTATGGGAGAAATTATACCCTCCTATTTTAAGACAATCACTACATTTAGCATGGGGAACTGTTGTAACTAAACCGTTGCAACGATTAAGGAATTTAGCTTTTGAAGATTATGCAAATGGGAGTATAGCAACAAGATACGATAATAGTACAGCATATTCAGTAGGAGATGAAGTGTATTATACGAATCGTTCAGTTTATAAATGTATTGAGGCAAGTACTGGTAATATCCCAACAGATACAACGTACTGGACAAAGATTTTAGATAATAGAATAGGAGTAAGAGAGCGTATAAAGTACGATAGTAGAAAGGTTTTATTTGAGTATGCTTTAAATAGATGGTTTGATGTACCAAGTGCAGACCCTCAAATATACATAACAAATAATACTATTTACGGTACTGCTTTTATTATGGGACGTAGTGGCACATTGAGTTCAACGATGCCACGTAGTAGTTCACACCAATTGTATTACTTAGGGAATAGCTATACATACCGTTCTGATGCTTTTACTATTTATGTACCGATTTTGGTATTTAATGCTTTAGATACAAACAATACAAATAGAGAAAATATAATTAGAAACTTTGCAGATAATTACGTTTTAGCAGGAATAACTTATAGTGTAACAACATACTAATATGAACAAGATTATAACAACAGACATTACAGACCCAAGTATTCAACAACCGTTTACTGGTAACTCTTTAGACTTTTTGCAGAATGCTAATATAGAAACATTCTTAGCGTTGCCTGCGTTTTCGAGTAGAGCAGCGTTTAATAGCGGTAATCCAGTAGTATTATACGGTTGCCAAAGACAAGATTTAGGGGCTGGTAACTTTAAGTTTTTTACTGGTTATGTTTATTACTCAGGAGAGATTTATTCTTTTGCTGGTATCAACTCAATTGCTATTGCTGGTACTGCACAATTTAAAATAACAGTAACCAATGATGGAACTGCTGACCCAGTAGAATTTACAGATGGTATTAGCAGAAATGTACACAATGTTCGTAAATTAACAATGACAGATGGTGCTGGAGATTTTAACTACTCATCTTGTTTGTTTGTTGGACGTATTCAGGAAAGTAATAGTATTTCAGCAGTTGGGACAACAGCAGTAGAGGCAACGGTAGCAACTATAACAACATTTGCAGCAACTTCATACGCTAAATTAAGCTTTACTGCATGGATTACAAATAGCGGTTCACACGATAGTACTTATAAACTAAAAAAGAACGGTACATTGATTAAAGAATTTAGACAATCTGTTGTAACTGGAGAAACATCAATTAATATACAAGCATTAACATCTTCAAATTATGGGGACGTGTTTACGGTAACAGCGACAGAAAGTGGTGGTACTGGACAAATAAATAACGGTTTATTATTATTAGAGAATTAACGAGTAGTTTTTTAGTTTTCTGCTCGTTACAAGCTCCTCCACCTTGATTGGTTGCGAGGGGCTTATTTATTTAACCACTCACAAAAAGCACGAGCGTATAACTCTTTACCTTTAGGGAATGTAAGTACGTTTCTATTTGTTATGGTGCTGTAAATTGTTAATCCATCAACACTTAATAAGTATTTCATTTTTTCAGTTCTTTAATTATTTCACAAAAAGGCTTTCCAGCCTTAATGTTGTTTTGTTCTAACACTTTATAATGTGCTTTTATTATTTCCCTTGCTAAGTCGGATTCCCTAACACCACGATAAATACAATCGTTTAGGAATCTATTTTTAGTTTCAGAAGATAAATACGTTGTTGTTTTAACGTAGTTTGATTTAAGTTTTTCACTAAGTCTTAATCTTAGTCCTACAAAGTCGGTTACAAATTTCATGTTGTTTGTTTTAAAACTGTTACAGTTGAATAATTGGAGCAAATATAATAATTAATATTGTATTATGCAATTTAAGTACATAAAAAATATAGCAGACGATAATTCAGAGGCTACTATTTTATTATACAACCAAATAGGTAGTTCTGTTGATGAAAATGGGAATATAACTTATGGTATTGATGGGAGTTATTTTGCATACGAAATGCAATACTTACAAGATAAGTGTAGCAAAATTAACGTTCGTATAAATTCTATTGGAGGCAATGTAATGGATGGTTATTCTATTATATCCTCAATTTTAAATAGTTCTATTCCAGTTGATACTTATATTGATGGATTAGCAGCCTCAATTGCAGGAGTTATTGCAATGTGTGGTAAGAAAGTTTATATGATGGATTACGGTACATTAATGCTACACAATCCAAGTGGAGGGTCTGACAAGGCTGTTCTTAATTTAGTGAAAGATACATTAGTAACTGTTTTAAAAAATAGAACTTCACAAGACGAGGATGCTATTTCTAAAATGATGGATGTTGAAACGTGGTTAGATGCAAAGACTGCTAAA